ACTCGGCCTCGGTGTTGATCTGTTCTCGGCCGTAGGCTTTGTCGGCCAGGTATTTTGTGTAAGCCTGGATCGTCGGCACCAGTTCATAGCGCCGTACCGTGCGCCCCTCTACTTTCAGGGGGACGGTTTCGATCACGCCGTCCTGCGTCAGCTGCTGGATACGGCGCACCGAAACGCCGAAAAGCTGGGCCATGACTTTGCTGTCGTAATACTGCCCGCCGGTTCCGGCCATGGGGTGCGCCTCCTTTCAGGGTCAGGGTTCGTAGTGGCTGGCGGCGTGTCTTTCTGCCTGGGGGATACTCTCGCCCTTGTACATTCCCGCGTTCAATTCGTCGATCCGGCTGAACGGGATTTCCGGCACTTTCAGCCGTTTCCTGTATTCCGGGTCGATAAAATAGATGTAGCGCAATTGGTAGCCTGGCAGGATCGTTCCGCCCACGGCCTTGACGTAGGCGTCCCAGTCGTACTTGCCGCCGGTCACGTCGTAAAAGCTGCGCCCGCCCAGTTCCGGGCGGGGGTTCGTCGGGTTGCTGTGCAGGGTCATTTTGTGGATTTTGTCTCCGTTGGGCAAAAGGCACAGCGCGTCGTTCCGTTTGATGTCGGTTAAAACAAAGTTACAGGCTCGGTAGATGGTGCCGTCGCCGCAGCTGCAGCCGTCGGCAAAACTAATGACCCACTTTACCTGCGGCGCCTGTTTCTTAATCAGGCGGATCGTCTTGGCGATGCAGTAACTCTCGCTGTTCCGGGGCAGGTAGTCGTCAAAGGCCATGCGGTTTAGTTCCAGGAACCCGTCCCAGGTTGTACCCTCTACCAGACCGATGATTTTTTTCTTGTCCAGGCTGGGGCCGTAACTCAGTACGCCGTGCAGCCGTCCGTCCAAAAAAGCGCCGAAGTGTAGGCAGCTATTGTTTACCACCTTGCCGCTGTAATGGTGCGCCTTAATAAACGGGTTGGCGATCCGGCTCGGTATTACTCGAATTTCAATTTCTTTTGCGCGGCCCATTCTTTCACCACCATATATATTTTGTTGCCGGTTTTGTTCGTGTTGCCGAACGTCTCCATCTGGTCGGGCTTGTACTTGGCCCCGATGATTTTCAGGGCTTGCTGCAAGTCTGCGTACTGTTCCAGGCTGAGTGTGAACGCCATTCTGTCCACGGTCGGGTCTTCGTGTTCCTTTTCCAGTAGGTCGTCGCCCAGCACGACTTGTAATTCATCGTCGCTGTAACCGGTCGTGTTCACGTCCAGTTTGCTCAGGGTCAAGTCGCCCAGGGCATCGCGCAGCTTCTGCATATCCCATTCGCCGCCGATCTTATTCAGGGCAATGTTCAGCGCCTTTTCCCGGTCTTTGTCCAGGTCTACCACTACCACGTCGGCCGTCTCGGCACCCATATCCAGCAAGACCTGGGTGCGCTGGTGTCCGCCTATGATGGTTCCGTCTTTGTTTATGATAATGGGGTCGCAGTAGCCGAAGTCTTCAATGCTCCGGGCTATCTTCTCATACTCCGGGTCGCCCGGCGCCAGCTTCTTGCGCGGGTTGTACTCGGCCGGGCGCAGGTCGGCCAGTTTTCGTGTTTCTATCTGCATAAGCCGCCTCCGTAGTTGTACAAAAATACCGCCGGGCCGTTGTCGGTCTGGCGGTTTTCAAATGTGGAGCGTGCAGCGGGTCTCGAACCAACGTCACCCGCCGGGCTGGCGGGCGTTCTGCCTGTTGAACTATGCACGCAAAATGCGCCTTGCGGCGCTGTCTGGCAGCGCTTCCTTTCCTCGGTTCGGCTCTCCGGCGTTCTCCGTCGGCTGTTTTATCCTTGCGGCGTTCGTTGGCGCCCCTGCAAGGTTTCGTCTTTGTGTATCAGGCCCAGTTCTTTTTCGGGGTGCGTCCGTCTCCGGCCCTGCCTGGCCGGTCGGAATCTCTCGCCACCGCCGGGAAACGGTGGCCGTTCTTGGTTTGCCGCCCTCGCGGGCTGGCTGCCTCGGCTTTAGGTTCGGCTGTGGTCGCTGTCGTACCACCTGGCCGCCCCGGTGCTGGTCGGCATTCTGCCACGCGGCCGCCGTTCTCGGTCGGTGCTTCCTGCCATTTAGCGCCGTTTTTGTGCCGCTTTGGTTCCAAAACGTAACGCAACGCCTGATTTTTTTTGCCTCTCATCCGAAAAAACGACGCGCCTTCCTCGTCCCGTGCAGGGGGAGGCCTCAGGGAGTACCTTTTGGCCCTGCGCTTGCCAGCTTTTACCATTTCGTCTGAACTCTCCCGGCCCTGCTGCCGCCAGCTTGCTGTAATGCATCGCTTGCTTGGGAGGCTTAGCGCCTGGGGCTTTGGCCGTGGTTCGCGGCAAACGCGGGAAAGGGGCTTGAAAGCCGCGTGACGTGGTAAATAAAAAACCAGCGATCGCTCTGCTCGAATCGCTGATCTTTGCTGTGCGCGGAGGAAGTCATGCGCGTCGTCGAGTGCTGCCGTGCTGGCGGTGCTTTCGCATCTCCAACTCTCGACGCTATTATTGTAGCACGGTTCTATGTCCTGTTGTGTCCTGACTTTTGGGCTTGCATTTACTGCGTTCGTATGGTAACACAGAGTTGTTGAAAGGAGTGTTGAAAATGTTGAAACCCACAAGCAAACGTCGTTTTTCGTACAATGGCCGCCGGTATATGGTGCAGAATAGGCCCGACAAAGGCCCTGCTGAAAAATACTATTTGTGCGAGGTTCTTCCCGGCGGCGTCCTGGCTCCGCTTTATAACAAGTTTGGCTGGCGCCTGGAATACTTCAAAACGATCAAGGAGGCCCAGGCTTATGTAAAATACTGGGATTT